AGGCAACAAGTAAGGACACTGCTAAATATTGGTCTCATAAGATATTATGGTAATCTAAATTGACATAAACCAATTTTTATATATATTGAATAATCTTTATTTTTTAATTAATCTAAATTGACATATTAATATTGTGGTTAATGTCAATTTAGATTAATCTAACATTATTTTAACTAAAATGGTTAATTTACTCCATAAATCTAATAAAATGTATAATATATTATTAGTTTTATGTCTTATTATGGTCTATTTAAAAATAAAATTATAATTTTATTGTGTTTTTAGTGCTATTTTAACACATTTTTAGATTAATAGGTCATTATTGGAGAGAAAATGAATAATTAATAACATATTTTTAGATTTATATATTCAATTATGAGTATATACCTCATAAATAAAAAACTTCAAGATAAAAATTAATATTCATCATATTCATCTATTACCATTTCATCGTGTAAAAATAAAAGTAGATATTCTCCAATATTTTCTTGTTGATTTTTACCATCCATGATGTCATCGATTTCATCATCATAATAATATAATTTAACACCGAAATAATTTAATGTATCTCCAACTACTCCTTGCAGTTCTTCCATAACTTTATCGTATTCATGTTTAGGTTTATATATATTATATATATGTGATTGAATATCATAAGGGAGATTTTTAAATATTTCCATATACTATTATCAAGATTATTTTTTAGGAGAAACATCCGCAATCTTAAATCCTTGTGACCTCCATTCTTTCATAAACTTCTTTTTATCTTTCGTCATACTATTATCCGGTAATCTCCCCGAGCCCCCAGTCCACACTTTAACCTTTCCTTTATTATCTGTCGCTCCTCCACCTTGACTTGTTTTAGGTGCTGGTTTCTTCTTGGGTGCTGGTTTCTTCGCTGGTTTATCATATAATTTATATTCACTCCTTATATATTTCTCATATGTTTCCCATTCTTCTTTTAATTGTTTCCTTTCTGCTTCGTTCATCTGTATCATATCTATCATTTTCATATATCCTTTTTTAATCGATGATACTGCTCCCCCGACCTTCACACTATCCTCTTTTAATAAATCATCAACTCCTTCATATACTAATTCTTTTAAAGACTTCTTTATCGCTGGGATATTAGGTTTCTTGGGTGCTGGTTTCTTGGGAGCTGGTTTAGGTGCTTTCTTCTCCTTCTTCTTCATCTGTATCATATCGACCTTCTTCTGTATTTCTCTTCCCTTGTTTATAAGTTCTCTACGCTGTTCTTTATCTTTCTTTTTCTTTTTCTTCATTCTCATATCTTTCATTTCTTGCATCTTCTTCTGTTCCTCGGGAGATGGTGGTGGTGGTAATTCAACTTTTTTAGGCATCTTCTTTGTCTTCTGTTTAAATGTAGCAACTAACTTTTTATTTTCATGGTCTATCTTGTATCCTTGTTTTTCAATAAGTTTAACCAATTCCGGTTTTTTAATACTCTTGGGGATTTTAATTCCCATAAACTCGTCATATTGTTTAACCAACTTTTTAAGTTCGGGGAGGCTCATTTCCTTACTCATTTTATAAAGTATTATTTATTTTTTTTATAATCTTCAATTAATTTTAAAAGTTCTTGTAATTGTTTCACATCATTAATATTTCCTTTTTTATATTCATCATATAAGTTATTTAATCTTATTAATTTTTCTTTTCTATTTAGTTCTCTAATATATATCTTGCATCTTACTTTATTATTAAATGTCACTTTTCTAATTCTCGGGGGTCGAGAAAAACAATTCATTAAAATTATTTTCTATTATATAGTATATAATAATCATGCCGAAAAATAATACAATAATTCATAAGTCATTCTCTAAAAAAGATTTATTAAAGATTGTCGATGAATTCAACATCGATATAGGTGTAGATGAAAAACATTCTAAAACCATTGTCGCTAATACTCTGTGGGATGTATTAATTAAGATGGATTATTTACATGTCCCACCGGATAATAAATATTTAGTTCAAGATTTATATCAGTTAAGAAAGTTTCTTAAATGTCCGAATCCAAGAAAACCATTATCAGTTAAAGATAAAGATAAATATATTTTAATCGCTAAAAAGATAAATCATTATTGCGAAAATCAATATGATATAAATGAGAGTGTATACACAGATATTAAAAAAATATATGATGACGCTGAATTAATCTCTAAACATGGTGACATCCCAATAGTTAGAAAAACAATTAAGAAGTTAATGAATGACCCTAAAAAATTATATAATATAACACCAGTATTATCTCCACATATTCAACATGATATTAAAGTTAAACAATCATTATGTAAGAAGACATCATATATGAAATGTGAAGTTAAACATGGCTCATTTATACTCACCTTCGATTGAATGCGTTTTTTTTTAAATTATTTTATCTCCATTTAAGTATATAAAATGAAAGATAAATATTATCAACCTCTTTATTATGATGGTGTTTACACTGGTAAGAAGAAAGGTAGAAAAACGAAAGAAGAGAAAGAGAAATATCTTGAAACCCAACGATTAAAGATTGTTAAAAAATCTGTAATATTAAGTTTTGATTAATGCGTTTATTTCACAATTTTTTTATCTATGTTAAAGTATAAAAAAAATGAGTGATGTGTATGAAAAGAAATTTCTTCAAGATTTAGAGTTTGGTGAAAAAAGTGAAGATAGTTCGATGGTTTATTTAGAGGAGATATTTGGTGAGCTATATAATTTAAGAAATGATTTTGGTGATAATTATAATAAATATGATTTTAGAAGTAAAGATAAACCTATTAAAGTTGAATTAAAAACGAGGAGATGCAAGTTCGGTCAATATCCCGATTTACAATTCGAATTGGGAAAAATTAAAGATGGTATTAAGTTCTGTAAAGATAATCCCGATGGAAGATGTTTTTTTGTATGGAGATGTATTTATGATGGTTGGGGTAAAGAGGGATTTCATTATTGGGAATTAAAAGATGGTGAGTGGTTTAAAGGAATGGGTGGAAGACATGACAGAGGTAGAGATGAATGGAAAATGTTATGTAAGATAAAAAATGAATATATTAATCCTCTGTTTTCACATAAACCGACTTTATAGTGTCTATATCTGTCCCCATCTTATTAGATAATTCTTGTTCTTTTTTCTTAACATCTTTAAGTAAATCACTCGCAACAATTTTTCTTATCATTGTTGTAGAGATACTTTTATCTAAATATTTTTTCGAAGTTTTAATGAGAAGTTGCGATATAGCATTTCTTGTCATTGGAAATAAATTATCACTATCACCATTCTTTCTTATATACATTCTTATTATTTTTTCAAGAGGTTTAGGAGCATAAATAACCTTCTCCTTATATTTTTTACTCGTCTTATAATCGTTGAGGATAAACTTTAAAGATGTCTTCTCCATTACAAGATAATTATTTTCTTTTTTTTCTTTTTCTGATAATTTCTTATAATCTTTCTGTGATATTTTAATCATGTTAGAGAGGTCGTTTCTCATAGGGATATTTATAAGTATCTCTAATATAGTATATGCTTGAAGGAGTTTATATTCTTTTGGTGTAAGTGTTTCTTTCTTTTTTAATTTTGGAAGGTCTAAATCTTTTTTTATCATGTCTATCATACCTCGTAGCTCACTTAACTCAATAAAATTATTTTTCTGTTTATCAGATATTACTCCGCTCTGTTGATTTTCTAAATATTTTGCATTTAATTTATCTCTAATTTCATTGTATTTTTCAATAACTTTACTATCTTTATCTTTACTCATTAGATAAACAATTATAGAATTGTAATAATTTCTCTGTGTTGTAAAATGTTTATCTTCTAATTTTTCAGTTACATTTTTGACATTAGATAGAAATGATAAATCATCTTTATTAAATATTTTCATGAGTTTATTAAGATTGGAAACATACATTTTTATTGTCGATGGTTTAGCATTGGGTCGTGCTTTTGAAATAATTTCATTAAGGTTTTCTGTCATATTTATACTTAATATTAGATTTTTTTTCAAGATATTAATTTAATAAAAACGGATTAATCTAAATTGACATTAACCTCAATATTAGGATGTCAATTTGGATTAATTATAAATAAGAAAAATACTAAAAAATTGGTTAGTGACAATTTAGATTACGACCAGAATACTTCTAATTGTCCGTCTTTAAGTGTTGAATATCTTAATTGTTCTGTGTAAACTTTTTGGAGATAAGATGCATTCTTTAAACCTTCATCATCTCCCGCTTGGTTTGTAGCATTCATGGTGAGCTCGATGCCCTTCGTCCCTACTCTTTCACCACGATTTAATCTAAAACCTTGATAGAATTGAGTGGCTCGTAATTGGTCTTGTGTTCTGCCGTCATAATGTAAACTCCCACCATCAGCAGTATTCGGGAGATACATATCTTGTCCGCAATATAACTCATCGGGGATAAATACTTGTTTCATTTCAGCATCTCTTAAATTGTGATAATGTCTCGCATTATTCTTCACATTAATAGGGAATAAAAATCTTTCATTGTAAAATAAATTACTCTCTAATTTACCAGTCCCCTCTCCATCTTTCTTCATACCCGTCGCTTGATATTTATTTAATATCGTTTTATCATCTCCATTTACCCCAGTTGGTTCATAGGAAGCGTATACACGAGTAACAATTCTACCAGCACCTCCAATCTGTCTAACATTAACCTTGGAGTTGTCAGTATTATCACTCGCACTCGTGATATTCTGTCTCGATAATACATAATCGTAATATTGGAAAGTTAAATCTTTATTCATCTCCGCCCATCTATCCATTTGTCCGGGGTAGAAAATATGGTCGCTTACGAATTCACAGAGATTTTGGTCTATCTTAAACTGATGTCCGGTCTGTAATTCATCCTCCTTGGAGAGAGACATGCGTCCCTTGGATGTGAGTTTAGTGAAATATATTTCAATCTGCACTCTGTCACTACCAAGCATGAAGAGAGGGATTTGGTTACCGGATTTCAAGAAGGGGAAAAGGTCATATAACTTCACGGAAAATGTTGGATTTAGTCCACTTCTTAACGCATCAGAAGAAACACATGTCGCAATTCTTGGAGTAAGTCCAGCAGTCGCACCCACTCCGTTATGACCTCCATATTCTTTACCATTTTGGAGACCAACTTTATCCACCTCTGAAAATTGAGAAAACTTGGTGGATGTAGCACTTGGGTCAGTATATAAAGGACCAAGAGACATACAACGACCAGAGAGATATTGTTCTTTTTCAACTAATACAGATGGGTCTATAAATGAGGTCTTTAAACCATGGAAACCACCGAAATCCTCCATGTCACATATAACACGACCAGAGGAAGTTTTTAGGACTGCTCTGTCAATAAGAGAAGCAACACCTACATTAATAGGATGTTGAGCTCGTTTAATTGTATCCACTGCTTCTAATCCTAATGTAATTGAAGATGTTGGAGATAGGAATCCTTTCGGTTCTAATTCTATCCTCATGAAATCTTGCGAGAAAACGACTGGACGAAGGATATCGCTTTCGACCTCTTGGGCGGTTGAGGTCTGTAATTGTTTTAAATTAATAATATCCGGTTGAGAGCTTCTGTCAATCATGGATTTCGAATTATTCTCCGCATACTGCATTGGGTCACTCGGGGCATTATCATCGTTCATTATTTATAATAAATATTATATTAAATATTTATATTGTAAAAATCTTTAAAAAGGGAATAATCTAAATTGACATAAACCTTAATATTAGTGTGTCAATTTGGATTAATTAAAAATTATATTATAAAAGAAATTCGTTTTAACCATTTTAGTTTAATTTAGTTACTGAATAACTTGTATCCCGTTCTGATTAAATACAACATTTATCTCACTATTTACGAAGATGAAAACAGATTGAGGAGAATTGGTTGTGAGGTCTAATTCAAGATTCATACCGAATTGAGACCCGGGATTCGAAAAATCTACTCCTTGCCCTCCAAGAGCATCGTAACGAATACCACATCCGTAGACTACTCCTCCATTAGCGACCTTGGTGTATTGAAGTTGGTTATTTTCAGAGGCAGTAGTGCTATTCTTCATGATAATATCTCTATTGGTTGTGTTAAGATTCATCTGTAATCTGTCACTTGATGAGAAATCACTTACACTATCAACATAATCTTTAATAACCACTGGGTCTTGTAATAGTGTCGTAGGACTTTCTCTTATATTAGTATTCAACTCCATCATTTTAGGATAAAGAGCCCCGCCCTTCGTCCATGTAATCTTACGGACTGATGCTTGCTGTCCGTCGGTATTCGCTGGCATAAGAGTTGCGTATGAGTTATGTTTATAATTATTCAAGAAATCACTGGGGATGAATGATGAGAAAACACTTCGAACCTTACTCAATCCAAGATTAAATACGATATTAGCATTTTGAGAATTAATTACATCATAGTAAGAGGAGATAGATTGATAAGTAAAACCGGAGGCACTCTTTCTCATTAATTGCGACAACTCATCGGGAGTGTAATCTCTAACTTCACAGACAAGTTTTAAATCATCGAACTCATACCAAGCATTATTAACAGCAGAATCATCACCATCAATAGCATATAAAAACTGACTATCGCTGGCGAGGGCGATGACTAATTCTAATCCACCGAGCATGCTCTCATTTAAGGGAATATCACTCGTGCCGTTAAATAATCCGCATGGGAGAGGCAGACAGAAGTCTCTATCAACAGCACGGAGAAGACCACCACCGCTGTCATTACCATTAGCATTAATACGATTTAAATGATATGATGGTGAAATCCCAGCAGTAAGAGACCAGTTATTTAATGCGTCAGCATTACTCGTGGATAATGGGAGGAAATTGGAGAGGAAATGTCCGTAATGACGGATATTCTCGATTGTCTGTTGGTGTTTAATTGAGCGAGTAGTAAGAGACTGGAAAGCACCATAAACACCGAGCCTCGCATCTGTGGTTAATTCTTGTGGTGTTGCGTCTTTATCATCATTCAAGTAACATCTAATTTTACCGGATATTCTTACAGAAGAAGGAATAAGGGTTGAATTAATTGCGGGGACTTGGAAGATAAGATTTGCAATACCCTTACGAAACGACATGCGTCCGTCACTCGTTTTATTCGAAACTGGAATCTCTAAATAGCGGTTAGACATCTTTTTATAATTTTAAATATATAAAAATCTTTAAAAAATACGATAAAAAAGTTTAAAATAATTATTCTTGAATTTCTTTAAAATGATTATTCATTTCTAACCATATTTTTTTTCTCAATCTACTATTATGAGAAGCAATTGGAGATTTTAATTCACGACATTCTTGCTCCCATGACTTTATCATTTTTCGATTAGTTGGTTTCGGGGGCATAGCTCGTTGGATTCTGTAATCTTCATGACTTAACAATTTAGCAGTAACTCGGGGGTCTTTTAATGAAATCATACCTTTTTATAATTATGTTTATAAAATTATTTTATATTAAATATTATAAAAAAGTTATGAGTTTGGTAATTACTGCGAATGAGATTAATAAATCAAGTGACGAAGATGGAGTCCACCAATCTCCATATCAGTATAGAAACTACATGAAGCAGACAATGACACTACCGGAGGATTGTGAAGTAGCAGTCCAATCAGTTAAATATGATAGAGATGATACATTAACAATAAGACCCGGTGATGTATGGTTTCAATCATATAATATTAATCTTAAAGGTTTAGATGATGGAAGAACCCAAGATGATACAACTGGGAGACCTATACGATGCACTTTCGATGTTGATTTCAATGAAAATATTTCATTAGAAAATATGGTGGAAGAGTTTACATTAGCACAGAGAAAAGGTTTCACTCATCCCGATATTTATGGTGTAAGTGATGGAAGTGATATAACACCTCTCACGAAAGCGTATGAGGACTCTAATGGTGTATTTGGTGGTTTTAGTTTAAGGACAACTAATCACACAACCGCAGAGGATTTAAATACAAGAAGCAGTATGGTTAATTTTACCAAGATGTATTTAGATGATGACACTACATTAACATATACGAGTGGGACGAATACAATTACCGCTCCCGATGTCGCAACATCGTCTCCTTATGTTGATAATGTAATTCAATTAACCGATTTACCAATCTCCCATTATAAAGGCAATCAACGATGGGATATAGGAGGAATGTGTAAAGATACTACTAATTTTTCGGTTGATAGTGCTGGGATGTTTGGTTTAGCTCGCGCGTGTAAAAGAGACAAGGAAGACGCCGAGCAGAATGTAGAACCTCCATATTTTACAGAACATGTCACCAATGCGAGAAGTCCTCCCGACACAACACAAGGAATAAAACCAGCACAATCGATATTTATGGATTATGGAATAGCATTCACCAAGGCGGAAGATGGGAGCGATGATTATTATTTACAAGTTATTTGTAGCGGTGTTGCTAATGATAATGATGGAAATAAAGTAATGATTAATCAAGAAGTAGAATACTGGGGATGGACTGACCCTTACCCATCTATATCACCGAAGTTTAGTGAAAGATTTAACATGACTACGAATGCAGTGAGCGACGGAGAGGGTGGAACTACACCAATTAACCAATTTTTAATTAGAACAGAGGGAGAGCAAGTTTTATTTTATTATCACACCGGAACATTATCTACGAGTAACAATCCTCTCGATGATAGTGGATGGACTTTATTCTGTGGTTTCTCCATGGGTTTCGGTTACTATAACGCAACATATATCAAGAATATCCCTAATCCTATAAATCAGTGTAAATGGATGATGTATCCCAAGATATATATATCCGACGATGATATTGATTTGGGAGCAAGCACTAAAAAAGGCTCATTACAGATGACCGCTTATAGTGGTCGTGTTGCTGGTGGTGATGCGGAACAATATGGATATTTCAACACAGATACGGACTGGTGGGCTCGTATGTGGGATGAGGGAACAATAGAAGAATGTGAAGATATAGAATTAAATAGACCCAAGTTTAATGATTTAACAAGGACAGATAATTTTTATACACAACTCGCCACGACAACAACATCGGCAGTGTCAACATATAAGTTTATGTATATTATAAGTGAGGATTATAATGGATTTTATAAGAACACAGAAGGAGCGAACATGGATAGATTTTTAGGTTTCGATGGTGTGAGTATATTAGAACCGACAACTTTTGGAACTTCATACAATAGTAACAGAGGAATAAAATATGACAGCATTGCAATCCCACCTCTTATCAGCGACCAATCTTTATTTGTAAGGTTAGATAATTTAACACACAAGACATCCAACGGAGCTGTCTCCCGACCATCTAAAATATTATTACATGTCCCTCGTTTCGATAATTCATCCAGAGCGAATGGCGATGGTCTCTTTTATGAACCTCATAATTTAGTATATGTAAAATTAAACAACCCTAACCCAATTGTTATAAATGAGTTTGACATCTCCATTTGTAGTGTAGGAGAAATACTTGCGAAAGATTTACAAGGACAGACTATCGTATGTCTACATTTTAGACAATCTCCAACACTTAAATTAAAGAAACAAGATGAACCACAATTCATTCAATAAATCTATTGAATAATTCTTTTTTATATTTATTTTTCTTTTTTATCGTAATTAATAGAAAATTATTATATTTTATTAATTATAAATATGGATAAAATGCCGGTTGTTGAGGAATATGTTGAAGAAATCAATGAAGATAATGGAATTAATATGAATATTGAAGAAAGCGAATTTAAAAATGATGAAGAAAATGAACCCATCCATATATCACCAAGACCCAAGATGTCGAAAGAAGAGATTTTCGAAGTTTCATCTCCAAGAAATAAAAAAGTGAGTAATACCCCTATAAAAAATGAAGATAATGAAAAAATAGTAGAAAAAAAGACAAGAAAGAAAAGACCTCCCATGAGTGAAGAACATAAAGAGAAATTAAGACTTGCAAGAGAAAAAGCATTAGAAACAAGAAGACGCAACGCACAAGAGAAAAAAGAAATGAAAGAATTAGAAAAGAAAGCGAAACAGAAGAAAAAGGAAGAATTAAAAAAATATGTAAACGATGAACCAGTTGAAAAACCTAAACCAGTTGAAAAAGAAATAATAAGAGAAGTTAAAGAAGTTTCTTCAATAACTAAAAAAGATTTGGAGGAGGCTCAGTTAGAAGCAATCATGAAATATG